AAAAGCATCTTGATTCCATTTAAATCTTAAAGCCAAATAAGCAAGACCAGACAACTTATGATTAGATGTCCAGTTAGCTTGTTCTTGTAATAATGAAGATGCAGATTGATTATCTAAACCATAGAATCCTTGTACTGATATTAAACTTGTGCTGTCTTTATAAAAATTAGTATCTGAACTATTTACTGTTCTTACTGTTCCATCAGTTAATGCACCACTCCAAACTACTAATTTATCATCAACATATATGTCTTTTATTTCCTGAATTCCTGCACCGCCACCTTCACAAAGAATTCCAGCTATATAAAGATATTGATTATCAGCACCAGAACTTTCAACATAAACTCTTGTAAGTCCAACTTGTCTTTGTCCATAAACAACAGGTACTGGATTGTTGTTAGAATCTTTATTAACTAATATTCCTTTTGTTTCATCAGTTGAACCAAATCTTGGTTTCTTAGGTGTTGGTGCAATAATATAACTGATAGCAGTAACTATAATAGTAGTTATGATTGCAGTAATAGTAGCTGGTTCTGCTTTGTATAAAAATATAACTTCTTGACTTACTGTATTGTTAAATAAAGTATTAACTAAATCAAATATTAAAGCTGATACTAAAATTGTACTTGCAAATATTTTTTTCATGCTTGTATGTGAAATTGTCGTTTAAATTTTTCTGATCTTCTATAAATGTTTAAATCATAATCTGCTCTAATCCATTTAACAGACTGATTAACTTCTAATTTAGGTTTGAAATATTCTTTAACCCATTTCATTATTTCAAATGTATGACTTTTAGCAATAACTCCTATAACCCAAATATTATTACCACAGTTCCATTCATTAGCTTTTAACTTGCCAGTAAGTTTATATCTGTGTTCAACTATGTCGTTTAAAAATGCCCAGCTAGTATAACCGACATCATCTTTGCCAACTCTATGTATTTGGTATTGATCTAAATTTAAAGATGGTGCTATCATTGTAACTAATTGTTCGTATGTAAATTTGTCATATTTAGGAAATTGTCTGTACAGATGAACTATTCTGTATAAATCAGTCATTAAGCTACTCCCCATTTAATTTTTTGTGCTGTTTGACTTGCAAACTCCATTCCTTTGTCATTAGGAAAATATAATTTTTGTGCGTTATCGGCAGTTCTTCTGCCTTGTACTTTTTCAAAATCTGCCCAATGTGAAGCTATAATAACATTGATTGATGAAGTAGTTGCGTTTTCCTCTAATGAGAAATTAGCAATTCTTCCATCAAATAAAAGAAATGGGTCTGCTATTAATGCTTGTGAATCATCTAAAAAACCTCTGTAAACTTTTGCTTGTTTATTCATGTAATCATTGTTTAATAATAAACTAATGATTGTTGTATCTGCACCTGAGAATTTTAATGTAAGATTGTTTACTGATACGTCAGCAGTTTCTTGAACTTCTGAACTACCTAAAAATAATGATGAAGCTGTATAAGTATTTCCTTCATAAGTTAAATTCTTATAATGATCTGTGTAATATGTTCCTGAACCAATACCTAAGTAAATAAGTTCAACTGGATTTAATTTATTTGTAGATAATTCTGATATAACCCCAGCAGTTAATGATCTTGGCATTACAATACCTCTATTAAATCAACTTCGTATTGGAAATAATTTTCTGTGCTAATATTAAATTCTTGAATATCTCCTGTTAATCCAACAGTAAAATCTACATTAGAATAAACTAATACTGCATTATCAGATACAGCAGTTCTTAATGGTGGTTCAAATGTTAATGTTCCTTGACCAGAACCATTTGATGATACATCTGCCATAACCATATAAACTTTAGTTTGACCAGTAAATCTAAAATAATCTCCTGCTTTAAATACTCCTGAAGTACTATTAGCCATTCCATCTATTGAACAAGTTGTAGCACCTGCACTTATAGAACCATTAACTGATATAACTCCAGTAGCAACACCTAGTGGAGTAGATATTGTTGGTGGAGAAAATGTAAATGTTTCCATCTGTGATCTTTGTTTTAATACAAAAGCATTAATAGGTGCAAATTCAGTTCTTGTCATAATAGGAAATCTAATTCTTAGTCTAAATTTTTGCCCATCTATTTGCCTTGCTTGTCGTCTGCCTGAAGCTGTTACAGTAACAATAGTATTTTGTTCTGAAGATATTGCTACCGAACTTGGTTTTGGACTTGTTGGAAATGTGCCACTCATACTACGTTAGACTTTCCTTTTTGATTAGCACCTTGATTAACTAGGTTAATTATAGTTGCTCTATTATCAATTAATAATTCTCTAATACCTCTAACATCATTTGCTTGAATATTAAATGTTATATTTGTTCCACCACCTAAATCTTGATTTGGTATTATTGTTCCATCTGTCTTTGGTACAAATACTTCTCTACCACGTTCTCCTACAACTGTTGGCATACCGCCTGTAACAGAACCACCTTCTGCATTAGTAGGGTAGTCTGTGTAAATTGCATCTCCAGCATTTGCACCACCACTAAATAAACTCATACCTATATTTAATAAAGAACCTAAAAAACCACTTCCACCACTATCACCACTCATGGCTTGTCTTTGTGCAAGTAAAGCATTTTGTTTTATTATTTCTTGTGTTTGAAGTTTTGCAATAACTAATTTTAATTGATCTAAAGCTATTAAAGCAAGTTTTATTAACTGTTCTTCTATAAGATTAGATAAAATCTTAATAAGAATTTTTTGTGCTATTTCTCTAAAAGTATCTTGTAATTTTTTTCCTAAAACTATTGATTCAGCAATACCAACTGAAACAGATTTTATTGCATCAACAGTTCCTTTTGCTATTATTTTATTTATATCTTCCCATTGTATTTGAAATGCAGTTGAAGCAACATTTAATTGAGAAAATACTTCTTCTATCATTGTGTTAGGTTTAGGAGTAACTGGTGCGTCTGGTGGTACTTTTGCTGTCCCGCCCATTCCTATTGCTTCTTGATAACCTTTTCTTGCTTCTTTATATGCTTTCACACCTTTTCCAATAGCATCTGATATATAACCAAGACCAGTTCCTAAAAGTCCAAGAAATTTTACTAAATCTGAGTTTTTAACAAGATCAATTATATCTTTAAGCAAAATAAATGTTTCTGCTAAAACTTTATTTAAACCTGAATCACCTAATGAAGCTAATAATTTTTCTCCTGCATTTTTTACATCATCAAATGTAGTTGATAGATTTTTAGCATTAGCGGCTTCAGTACCACCGAATGTAGTTCTTAATCCTTCTTTTAATAAATCTAATACATATTTAGTTCCAGTAACACTTTTTAGATATTCCTCTACTGAATCTTTGCTTAAACCAAATTGCTGTCTTAATATTTTAAATACTGGTACTAGTTCACCTTCCAACCTTCTAAATTGAAGTAATCCCATTCCACCTTCTGTACCTTTAGTAAATAAAAGTATTAAAGCATTTAATGTTTCTAATGGTTGTCTTGTAGCTGATGCTGTATCTGTAAATGTTTTAAGTAATTCTTCTGTTGGGTTTATTCCTGATCTATAAAGTGCAATAAACGCATTAGATAAATCTTTTATGTTAAATCTAGATGTTTCTGAAAACTTATTTAAAAAATCAAATGCTCTACCACCTTGTTGAGCAGAACCAGTTACTTGATTTAAAGCAACTTTCATATCTTGGAAAGAACTTAAAATAGTAAAAGTCCCTCTGATTACTTCTGCTGTTATGAAGGTTTTTAATACGTTAGAAAATGTAAAGAAACTTGTTGTTACTTCTTTAGTTTGTTTATCTATTCCTCTTAAATTGTTTTGTAAATCAGTAAGTGCTTTCTTAGTATTATCAATTGCGTTTAGGGTGATGTTTAGTTGCTGATCCGCCATAATTTAATTTCTCTTTGTCTGCCTTCACTTTAAAATATCCAATCCAATAATAAAATTCTTCTTGAGTCATCAAGAGAACTTCGTCCATACTTTTTTTTAATTCATGACCTAGAGCAAGTATAGTATATAACTCAGGGTCAAATCTTACTTTTTTTCAGCTTCCTCGTAAGAAATACCATTCAACATTTCTGTTGCTACTTTAGCTATAACATTTGCATCAGCATTATTCAATAATGTTAGCTTGTCATCTAGCTTAAATATTTTGTTTCCTTCTCCGTCTTTAGCTTTAAGAACGATTGCGTCTACTAAAACACCCAAGTCGTCGTTCTTAGCACCTTTAAAGAGATTTCTTTTTTCGCCTAAAGTAAATGGTGAACAATATATTATTAAAGGTTTGCCTTCCTCGCCCCACTCAGCTACCTCAATCTTTTTAACACCAAGACTTTCAAACTGTGCCTTCACTCTATCTATAACTGCCATTTTTCTTCCTTTATTTAATTAATTATGTTGCTGTACTAAAGCTTAAAGCACCTGTTCCTTGAAAGCTAATAGAAGATTCTACTAGACCATCAAAAGATGCAGATACAGATTTAGCTGTTACGATTGCTGAACCAGTGTAATATTTATCACCAGCTGTAGCACCTTCAGGGTAAACTTTAATTACGATTTCAGTTCCTAATGCCAAAGCATTTTGACCAGCATCTAGTTCGTCCCAAAATAAAGATGCAGTACCTGACCAAGCTGTTAATCCAGCTTTGTAAGTTCTTGCAGTTGTTCCCATGTTAGAAGATTCAATAGTATCAGCAGTTGTTTCTAAACTGAATGATCTAAGTTCTCCAACAGTATCAGTTCCGACTTTTATAAGTCCTTCTGAACCAGTATGAGTTGCCATTTATGTTCTCCTTGTATTGTTAGTATTAAGGTGTGCCAGAAGTGAATTGATACATAACACGTATCACCATTCTAATACCACCAGTTGGAAATAAAATACCCTCATCAGTAGATACTTCTACGACTTGAGTATTTTTCGCATATCCACCTCTCGTTCTATCATTATTTAATGATGTTTCAATAGTGGTTATGAGTTCGTTACGTTTTGTGTCTATATTTGACGTAGTTCCTTTTACAAATCCTATAATAATAAAATCTGTTGTTGCTTGTCTTGTTATTGTAGATGAAGGCATTGTGATGTCTAATCTTGTTTCAGTGCCGGATTGAATAAAAATAGCTGGGTATTGTTGTTCAGATAATTCATCAATACTAAATGGTTCTCTAGTAATTTTTTTTAAAGTTATTGGTGATGTTACTGCTGTTAAAACAGTTATTATATTACTTGCTATATCTTCTCGTTTGCTCATATTTTCATTAACCTATTATATTCTTCCATAAATTTATTTTTAAGTAAAGGCGCTTCTCTATCTCCTATTGCAAAGAACTTTCTAGTCTTTTGATTCCAAAGTGCTTTAGAATTTTCTCTTACTGCTGAAAATGTTATTCGTGCTTGGGTTGGAGTAGATCTTTGAGTCATGTTTGACATCATGTTTCCTTTAAAGAATAAATCAGGAGTTGTTGGTAGTCCTTTTACTTTTCTTATTTTTGCATACTCAGGAGTATATTTTACAAAACTATTTCCTTGATAATCTTTTCCTTTAGCTGTTCTTTGTTTAATAATAAACATTAAAAATTCAGCAGTTCTTCCTAAAGCAGTCTTAACTATATTTGGAG